CTCTGAGATCATAGCATCGATAGCTTCAACCATAGTTGATTTATCATGCTCATATTTCTTAGCAAATTCTTCGCGAAGTTCAGCAGTTGCCTGCTGACGATTCTCTTTGATTTTGCTTTCCCATGCGCCTTCGATTTCAGCACGTACTTCTTCAGAAACTACATCGTTTTCAAAAAGTGTTTTAAGTGCGTCCAACATATTATGTTCTCCTTTTATTGGAGTCTACTGATTATATTAATCAGAGATTCTTTTAAGTATTTTTGTGCCTTTGTGTCGTGTCTTGTTGCCTGTGCAAGTTCGTATGCCTTCATTCCTCCACGTGCATTCATTAAATGTTCGTAGATTGGTGTAGGATACGCACCAGGGGCGCTAGGCTGAGCCACAACGTCCACAGTGATTATTTCGAAATCAGAAACTTCGTTGCCGCCGTCTTCTGATACATTACCACTACCACGCGATGAAACACCTAGTTTAACACCATTTTGTATCATAGTGCTTACTAACTGTCCCATCGGAGTTGGTAGAATTTTTAATTTACCATAACCGTTTGCGCCATCCATCCAACATTCTTGGATCATATGACTCACGCGGTCTAAGTTAATGTTAAGTCCTTCTGGATGATCAACTTCTCCGAGAACTGAATATCCTCCCTGGATTTGATCATTGAGAGTTTTGACAGCCCTACCAATTTCGTTTACAGGATATACACGTTGGTTTGCGTTACGCACTCCACCTTGTATACAAATACCTTTCATGTAAAGATCTTTGCCCCCATTGGCGTTATCGGTAGACTCAACGACTATGTTAGCCTGGTCGAATGTCAGATGCTCTCGTAAGTTTATCATTTAAAGTTCCTTAACCTTAAGAACCAATAGTGCTTTTACTATTTGCTCCGCTTTCGCCTGCGCCTTTTTTCTCTGCGCCGTGGCCTTTTGGCTGTGCTTTCATGCTTTTTGATGCTTTGCCGCCTGGAACATTTACGTTACCAGCTGTTTCATCTTTTGGAGATGTTCCTGCTAGTCCGCCTTCTGTTCCGCCGTTTCCGCCGTCTGCATTCTGCGCCAAGTTTGAAGCAGTTCCGCCCATGTCGTTTGCACCAGCTACAGTTGACTTAGTGTTTGCACCGTTGTCGCCCATTTTAGCTGTTACTTTTTCAACATATTCACGCATTGTTTCTGCTTCTGATTTAGTTGATTCGTCAGTTTCTTCGTCTGCTGCTTCATCAACTTCTTCATCTTTTGATGCTTCGTCAACTTCTTCGTCTGATGCTTCAAACGCTACTGATTCTTCTTCAGCTTCGTCATCATCTTCGTCACCGTCCATGTCTGGCATTTCTTCGTCGTCGCCATTATCTTCGTCGTCGCCCATCATTTTTTCAAATTCAGCTTTTAGGTCATCTAAAGCAACTTCTAGATCGTCAACACGATCTTCAATTTCTTCTTCTCCGCCTTCAGCATCCATATCCATATCCATATCCATGCCGTCGCCGCCTTCTGCGTCTCCGTCCATGTCCATGCCCATTTTGTCCATCATATCATCAGCTGGATCGCCACCTTCAACTTCAAACTCGTCTAAGTTAAAGTCTTCGTTAGTAGCTTCTTCTTTGTCGTCATCATCTGATGCTTCATCTACTTCTTCGTCTGATGCTTCATCTACTTCTTCATCTTTAGTTTCATCAACTTCTAGATCTGACTCTAATAGTCCTTCGTAGATATCTCTTGATTTTTCAACCACTATTTCGTGGAATAATTCTTCTGCTCCAGCTTTGTCTTCGTTGACTAGCTTTTCGAGCATTTCTTCAAATTTATTACTCGCCATTATTTTCTCCTATAAATTGTTGTACCTATGGTAAGGCTGTCCATTGTATTTAACGTATATGGAGAAAAGTGTGTAGAAATAGGCTCAAAACGAGCCGTTTTAAAGGGATCAGACTAAAACAAACTGATTTTTAAACTCTTCTATAGTAATTGTACTGTAGTTTCCAAGTTTATTTAGTTCCTCAGGACAATAATTATCTGGTGCTATTACCCTTATAAATTCAGTTTTTTCATGTTCTTTAACTACACTAGCTGTTTGTCGTAACCAATTTCCAAAGAATGTAGCACCGTCTTGTGACTTTTTGTAGTTAGGAGTATCAGCATATAAGTTATTAAACTTCATACCGTCTTTTAATCCTTTGTAGTCAAAGCCTAGTATATAAATTTTTTTGTGTCGGTGTTGTGCTGATAACCATAATGCTGTTGGTCCACTTGACCAACCTTTGCCTGGTTGAAAATAATTAAAATGTTGAAGACCTTCATAGGATTTATTATAATTTGTCCATACTTGATTTTTATGTTGATACATTGATTTATTAATTTCTAAAATCATTTTAACATCAACAGCAACTAAGTAGTCTGGTCTAAATGTTCTATACAAAGCATTACATCCGTATACTGGGCCGTACTTTTTTAGCTCTTCAGGTTCTATACTTGATCTGCTTAATCCGTTGCCTAAAACAAATGCTGAATTTTGATTGTGAGCAAATCTACTTTCATCTACTATTTCTTGTTGTAAAAAGTTTATTGGTTTAGAACGTTTGGCAAATTCTTCTTTTTTATCGCCAGACATCTTTTCTAAACGTCTAATCTCCATTAAACGTGTTGCTTCTTCTTTTGAGTATTTGGTCTTATCTAATTTTGCCATTAAACACCGGCAGCGGCTGCTTGCGCTGCTATCCCATACATCTGTCTAACAAAATCTAATTCGTCAGCTTTCTCATTTGTATGTAGCTCGCTTGCTTTCCTTGCACGGTTAATTTGGCGTAGGGTAAGTCTTGTCTTTCTTGTGTCGTCAAAATTGACAATTGAATCATCATATTCGGGCTCATAGCGATTGTCGTCTACAGGCTCAATTGTTTCTTTATCAAAATAAAATAATTCTCTTAATATCATAATACTATTTATATCGTTTGGTCAGTTGCCGGTGCACCTGGTGTTACTGTATCGCCGCCTGTTGCTGTTTCTGGTGGCGTTGCTTCTGCACCTATTTCTGGTTCATCGCCTTCGGGTGATATATCCTCTGCTCCGCTAATGTCAGCACTAATGCCTGCTGAACTAATTCCTGCTCCACGCATTTCTGCACTTGCATCTGATGCTGGTTGATCTAATGTTTCATCATTTTCTTCACGCCACATACGTTCGTTCTCTGCAATTTCTTCTGCACTCATGCCCAAGAAACGTTTCATTGCAAAACGATTTGAAATATATGGTATAGCACTCATCTGTGTATATGTTGGCACACGAGCATTGTCAAGTTCTGATTGTCTATATGCCGCAAAGTTTTGTGGTGGTTCAAATTCTAAGTCAAACATTGCTGTGTCAATGTTTACGCCTTTTTCTAAAAGATATCTTTTAAATTCTTGATTAAAGTCTTCTATAATAAGACCTTGTAAACGTTCACAGTATGTATTAAAACGCAATTCTTGAATAAATGCTGTACCTACTCTACCATCATTATATGATGAAGTTGCGTCATCACCGCCGGTAGGCAAGTAGCTGCTAGGGATTCGTAAACCGCGTACGAGCTTATTAGTAAAATATCGTAAGTCATCAATTTCTCCTAGGTTAGTTCCGCCTGGTAGTGTTTCAACTTTAGATCCTCTACCTTCTGCTGTTTGTGGGAAAAAGTAATCTTCGTTAATTGACAGAGGATTGTAAGAACTGTCTATGACATTTGTGCCTCCACCTGTCGCTGATGGGATCCTTCTTTGATGGATTTCCGTTTTAACACGTTCAACAAATTGCATAGCAAGGTGTGATGGCATGTTACCCACATCAACGTAGAATACTCTGCGCTCAGGCGCACGTTGTACACGATAGATAATAATAGCATCTTCGAGTAATTCTTTTTGTTTGAATACTTTAAATATTGTTTCTAATAATGAGTTACCAAAAGGAAAGTTATTGTCTAAGCCTTCTGACAGACTTAGGTGTAATACATGCTGTGCGTCAACAGCAACTTCGCCGTCTTCTATAGCAAAACGTGATCCAGGTGGCACATTAACACCTCCTGTCATTCCTCTTGCTCCGCCAGTTTGATAGCTTGCACCAGGACTACTTATATTACCATTTGTAATATGTGGAGATGTTGCAACCATTTCTTTAAAATTTAAATTTACATCTTTGATAATGTACTGTTCAGGTCTTTTGCCTTCTGATTCGTTTACAATAATGCGTGTAAGTTTTGCAGGATCAACATGGAACAGTTTTTTAGTTTCTGGATCTCTTAAAAATATTGCATCTCCGTATTTGAATACATTACGGAATGTTCTAAACATACGTGTTTCAAAATTATTAATTTTGCACCACTGTTTTAGGTATTGTCCTAAAATATTAATTTCGTTATTAGTTGCTGCTTTGTTATAATGAAAACTAAAGTTAGTTCCGTTCTCGTCATTTTTTTGTGTACAAAACTCAGCAAGGATGTCAAGTGCAGCATTAACTTCACTGTCGTTGTCCATTGTGTTATATTGGCCGTAGCGTTCAACTCTATTTGGGCTACCCACATATACATCTGGTAAGTAACTTGAATAATTTGATCTTGCAGGACCTGGTCGACCGTTTGCTCCGCCTCCACTTATTGGTCCGTAGCTACCGCTAACATTATCGCCTGTGGGCACTGGGGTA